GAGAGCTCAACCCACATTCTCACTAAATGACAAACGCGTTGATGAAGTAGTGCGTGAGGCAGGGATTAAACCAATGTCTTTATCCCTTAATAAATATGCAAAAGCACCTCACACTTTTCCATCTCGACCTTTTACTTTGGCTTATACTACGATTCTAACTGTATTGAGCACAATAGTCCCAATTGGTATATCTAAGCGACTCTTAAATTTTGATGAAACTTTAAATGGAATCACGAATTTTATCGCTCCTATAGATGTCAGAACCAGTGTTGGATTCCCCTATGTGAAACTTACTCGCGGTGCTCCAGGAAAATCGGCGTTGATCAAAAATCTAAGTGAACCCGGTCAACAAGCTAACTATGTTTTAAACGATGACCCTAATGGCCCTAAATTTCAAGGTAAACTTCTCTCAGATTATTTCTGGGATCGATATAAGACTGTAGAAACAAAAATCCGTCAAGGTATTGTTCCAGCATATTTTGCCTATGAAAATATGAAAGATGAGCTTGTTAGTGAGAAGAAAATTAAGAATGGAAAAGTCCGGACATTTGAATGCTTACCTCTTGAAATATCATTATTGACTCGTCGATATTTTGGTGTTTTCATGGGAGCTATGCAACAACAATGTGTTGAAAAGCCAGTAAGTGTAGGTATCAACCCAACATCTATGGATTGGACTCATTTATTTAATCGTCTAACCCGGTTTGGAGAAACTGCATTAATTGCGGGAGACTATTCAAATTGGGACGGAAAACTAATGGCTGATGTTCTACTCAAATGTATTGAAGCAATAAACGAATGGTATAATGACTCTGAGGAAAATAAGAAGGCACGTATTGCACTTGCATTATCTTTTATCCATACTGATATCCTCGTCTTAAACACATTAGTTCGTAAGCGCAGTGGAATGCCATCGGGAGTTCCTGTTACTGCTCCTCTTAACTCTGTAGCCAATTGGTTTTATATTCTTGCCGCTGTTGTTGATATGTTAGAACAGCAAGATTTTGAGAAACGGACTGGCCAAACTCTAACCCCACAATTTCTAATAGAACACATTGAATCCGCCTTTTATGGCGATGATCATGTTGTAGCATTATCTGGACTCTTACAAAAATATATAAATTTCCAGAAATTCATGAATTATTTTGCTGCTATTGGAATAAATTACACTGACTCCCAAAAACGAGAAAATGTTGATTTTGAATTTGAAAATATTTATCAGATCAC